GAGACATTTGGCTAAAATGTTTAGGTTTTGCTTTTGCCAAGCCTAACTTTTCAACATCTGAGTACTTAGTTCCAGTGGCGTTAGTTTTCATTTCAAGGAGCAACACCAAATCCTCTGACAATTCATATCGCGCCGGAGCTTTGCACATTCCGTCCAGTGAGCCACCATAGTGGCCGTTAGCTCCCGAAATGCGGAATTGCTTTCCGTTTTCATCAAATTCCCTGACTTCAAATCCGATACCGCGAAGATAGGCGACAAAGCGAGGTTCGGCAGAATGACCCACATTAAACAGTCGCATCATGCGACCAGAGTGACGCTCAAGCTTACACCAACGGAATGAGTACCATAATTTTCTCCAGCACGGATCACCAACTTCAGAAGCTCCTAAATGATTTCTATGACCTTGCTCATAATAAGTTTCGCAAAAAGCTTCTACATCTGCTGCAATGAGATCGGCTAGCTTCTCTCTGTCTGTGGGTAGGTTAAGATTGAGCATTAAAATTTCCTAATTAAAAAATGGACGCTAATAGAGGCGAACTATTAGCGTCCAAGTTGTCAGTACCTAATTGTGTTAGTCTTAGCGGTACTGATGATTATTGACGCGAGCCCCACGGCGGGTTGCCAGCAGGAGCCCCGCCATTCTGACCGGGTTGCCAAGCCTGACCAGCCGGAGCCTGGGTAGCCTGCTGCATGGGCTGAGCCTGAGCAGGTCCACCCTGGCCATTCCAGCCTGCTGGAGCGGCTTGCTGGGCTACCGGTTGTTGGGGAGCGGGAGTGGCACCCCATGCACCATTCGGCTGCTGCGTCATGGGCTGAGCGGCCACCTGCTGAGGCTGTGCCTGCTGGACAGGTTGAGCCTGAGGTTGCTGAGCTTGACCGGGCTTGGACGGATCATTGCCAGCCATGTCATAGACACGCTTCAGTTCGGTATAGCCCTTGGCGTTGGGGTTATCAGCAGAAGGCTCTTCACCCTTCTGATAACCAACGTCCATAAGACCCTGAGCACCACGCAAAGCAGCGCCTTCATTGCTCCAATCAATCTGGTAGATATTGACTGCACGGCAGAGAGCCGAAAGCTGTCCATGAGCAATTTCAACTGCCTTAGGTGTCTTATTCCAAATGTTGTAATTCTGGAACACGACACCCATAGGAGAAGTGAATTCAACCTTAAAATATCCACCATCCTTAGCGCTGTTTTCCTTAATTTCCGTGTTGGTGATACGGAAAGGAACCTTCTGAGCCGGAGGATGAATTCCGCCACCACCCTGATTGGGTTCGAATTGATTAGCGTTGAAACTACCTTGCATTTGCATAGAATTAGTACCTTTCTTAAGATTGTTACTTGACTACCTTGTACGAAAACAGAATAGCTCTAGATGTCTTATTTAGCAGCCATTCAATATCATTAGGTGTTAGAGAATTATTTAGAAAATTTTGCATTACTTTATCAAAAATTTCTAAAGTTACTTCAAAAGAAGGTTCTGATTTTACTTCTTTAAGTAAATCAGACAAGCTCTTACACAAATCTTCAGCTTCAGTTTTTTCATCGTAATCAGAAGTTATTTTAAATTCCATTTATAATTCCTTACTTTAAGATTGATTTAATACGGTCAATCTGTGCCGTTAGTTGAGCTTCCAATGTATCAATAGTTGAAGCTAAGTCTGAAATCATGGAGGGAAGATTGCCCACACTGATATTGGGGTCATCTGTAACAGCAAAATCTTTTGGCAATCTGATGCGCAATGGTGAACCAATTTTAGCATCACTGGCTTCAAACAATTTTGCATATTGAGCGCTATCTGGTGTAATTTTGCTAGGACGCCTGGCCTTCTTATAAGGTCCGCGCTTACTTCCCGGCTTAGGACCACGCTTCTTAGGTTTACGAGGCATTTTAAATAAAACCTTTCTCTTTTGCTAGCCATTCTGGCATTGTGAAAGTTCCGTCTCCATTATCTTCTACTTGAGATTTAGCAACCCAAACTTTTATTTTACTAGGAGCAGTGTCACCTTTTTTAATCTCTGATCTACCATCATAAAGCAAATAGGCTTTATCTGTTTCATGATGTATTTCAGCGGCTATATCTACTAGCTGTTTAGACATTAATACACCATTGGAGGAGCAGACATGGCTTTATTGACCAAGTCTGAAAAGTTTGGCGGCTCATACTGGCTTAAGTTACCAGTTCTATTTCTTGATAGCACATTGTAGCTTCCTTGGCATTGAAAAGCTAGTGTTTCTCCTTGTACTCCAGGTACATTTGTTTTTGCAAGTCTTAAAATGAAGTCATAAAGATGAGGCACAGAGATAGGAAGCACTTGACCTGGAAAATATGGGCGGCGCATTGTCTGACCGTCCAAATCTTTAATTTCTTCTTTGCACACCACATAGGTGTGTTTGTAGCGAGTATAATAGAGCGTCCGTAAATGCTCCATAGTGCTTTCGGCCATTTCACCATAGGCTTTAAGACCATGCTTATTATTCTTCTGAGCGTCAATCAAATAGATGTCTGCAATCTGACTTGCGCTATCAATTCCAAGCGTATCAAAATTTTTGGTTTCATTGGAATTGAAAAACCATTTAAAGAATTCATCGATTTTCGCAGGTGTGTAAGCTTCATATGTGGGTATCTTTGAGCCGCGCATAGATAACAGTCCCGGCTCAGTAGCTAAGAGCAATGGACGTGGAGCGGATTGAAGAATTGGAGTTTTTCCAACTCCTGCTGGTCCGTATACGATGGCCTTGCAGCCAAATTGGCTTGCGAAGTCATTAGCCGGCTTGAGATCATTTATGTTCATGCAGCATCATCGGAGTTGAGGTTAAAACTAAAGGCTTTGAGTATCTTTTTTGCTTTTTAGCATTCTCTGACATTTTTCTTTTATGTTCCTCAGATTTAGGCTTTCCTTTATGAGTAGCTGAAATTTTAGCTTTCGCTTCCTCAGTGTGTCTAGTTCCAGCACCCCAAGTATTTCCTAAACTTCTTAATCTAGTAGCTTCTTTCTGAGCTTCTGTAACCTTATGACCTTTTAATTTTGCTACTCTGCTAGCTATATGTTCTGCTGATTGTTTTACTCCGAGCTTTTTCTGTCTTTGCTTTTCTCTTGTTTCAGCAGAACGTTTTATTCCTAAAGAATTTCCAGCGACAGGGGCTAGATTATAACCATTAGGTCTAACACATTTCAATGTGTCAATCCAAAATTGTTCACGCTCTATTAATTTTTCTTTTTCACAACATTCAATTATCTCAAATTTAAAATAATCATTACCATACTTATTCCAAGAATTTTGTAAATAAGAGTTTCTATGGCGATCACCTCTTAAATCTTTTAAATGCCAACTCCAACGCTTTTTAAAATTTACAGCGCTTCCTACATAAATATCATTAGTCCAGATATTAGTGATCTTATAGATACCTGAGCAGCCGAAGTTTAGCGCGAAGTCTCCGGCTGCTTTTAAGTCGTTAATATTCACTTATCTTCCTTCTCTCTAATTTTATCAGAAAGAGTTTTCAATAAAACTGCTGCTTCAATAGGACCAATAGGATGAAGCATTTGAATATAGACACCATATCCATTTTCTTTTAAATATGAAAGTCTAGTAGCTGTTCCATGCTCTGTTGGAAATGTTTCAATTTTTAAACCGCTCATTTCTTCTTACCTTTCGGCTCAACGATATCAAGAGTAGGGGCACCTTCAGTGATCGTCAACATCCCATCAATGATGCTCAAAATCTTAATTGCGCGCTCATCGCCCTTAGACTTGCGCTCAAGCAAATCATTGTATTCTGTTTTATAGAATGTGGGTTTCCATCCAACCAAACGATCAGCAATGAACGGGCCTTCGTTGCCCAATGCTGAGATGTGGTCAAGACACTTTTCAACTGTATCGTTATCAGCAAGGTTATAGTTATACTTGATGACAGCCTTAAGCTTGTAACCTTCTCCAAGCTCCTTAGTATTGGTGCCTTCCTGCTTCTTTGGAAACTCGCGAGCTACAATATACTTGCGAAGCTCCATTTCATTATTCTTAGCGTCCTCAATTGCCTTCTTCATATCGTTCCAAAGAAGCAATAGAGCATCCTCATTCATAGCATCCCAAGGATTGCTAGGCTGAGGGTTGGTAGGCCACGGCTGAGCAGGCTGTTCTTTAGGCCAAGACGCTGCATTATTCCAATCAGACATTATTTCCATCCTTCATTCTTGAGCATCTTGCTAGCATCACTAGCTTGAGCTTGAGCTTGAGCAGTATTAATTTTTGTTTGCTCAATAGGATACTTTTTAGAGATTTCAGCTAACTTAGCATCTTTTTCTTTCAAATCTTCTTCAATCTTATCACCATTCCCAATAATCTCTTTCACTGCATTCAGCCTACCAGCGCGATCAAATAGCAATGCAAGCCGAATATCAATCAAATCCAAAAATGCGTCATCCTCATGCGACCAATTAGCCATACCTACAGTTTCATTGTGGGCATTGAGATAGCTACGGCGCATAATTGTACGCTGCTCTGACCAAAGTGCTCTATCATCAATAGACAGAGCATTGAGAATTTCTCTTATGTCCGGCATTATTCTGCGTCTCCAGAAACCTTATTTAGCAATTCTGCTGCAAACTTAATGGCTGCTGCTTCATCATCAAATTGAGCGCTAAATGATACAGCATAAATTTTTGGTTGAACAAAAAGAGCACCAGCAGGAGGCTGCTGCATAGCAGGCTGAGGAGGTGGGACATATCCAATCGCACTGTTGTTGATAATCAGGCTTACGTTTTTCATTCTCTATTCCTCATTAAAAGTATCGGACAGACTTAGCATCTGCCCAATACATTGTCAATATATTTCTAGTGTTTTGTTGGCTCATTGATAATTTTAAATATTTCATCTTTTGATGCTGTCGGTAGAGCTTTTTCAATTTTCTCTAACTTCTCCAGTTCAAGAGCAGCTTCGCACAAAGCATTATCATATTGCCAAACCTTAATAAGTTGATTTTTGGATAGCTGGCGAAGAAGTCCTGGAAGCCAAGGATTACTCATTACATTATCCTCACTGTTACATTAATTATTCTACATTTATTTCCATTCCATTTGCCATTAAGTGGGGTAGGCTATTTATTCTGTTGCCTCAGCTTTTAGCTGCTACTTTTTAGGTAGACGGCTCATGTGCTCTCCTTTTGCTCGGTTGGCAAGCCCCCGCAAGGGCTTTTCAGTGATTAAAGGCATATCCCCTAAAAGAATGTGCGTCAATGCTTCATTTTCCTTGACGGGGCCTGACCTGGAGGGGTACCTCTTCAGAGTGACGCCAAATCAGAGAAAAATTGCATGCCCACAACTCCTAAGCGGTTAACGATCAGCATCACCAATGGCGCTGTTGATGATATCGAATTGCTGCGTTCCAAGCTGGAAAAGCGGCTGAAGCAGCGCTTATCCATCGCACAAGTGATGAAGCGGCTAACTATCCATGCTCTCAAAGCAGAGCAGGAAATTGAAGCTGATATCGAACGTCTAAGCCAATTAATTAAGTCTTAATTATTAAAGTTTTAGCTAGTATCCTTACCAGCCGGGAATGATCATGCTTGGAAATTATTCTAACGTTCCAGAAGAATTGCGCTCGCTTAAAAACTGGTGCCTGTGGAAGTTTGTACACGTTGACGGCCGCAAGCCGACTAAGGTTCCCTATCAGCCGAATGGATATAAGTGCAGTGTCACCAATCCAGAAACGTTTAGTGATTTTGACGAGTGCTTTAATGTCCTGGCTCTTGGTAGCTATGATGGGTTGGGGTTTATATTCACTGGTACCGATTATAGCGGAATTGATTTGGATGACCCGTCGTTTTTGGCGGATGGTTCTCCAAATCCTAATT